ACCTGCGCAACCACGTAGGAACCGAACACGATGGCGGCTTGCTTGGGCAGATGCAGAAAGCCGCCGACTGGTGGCAAAGTCACAATGCTTAATTTTACACAACTTAAACCAAACTAAACAATGAGCAACTATCAAAAAAAAGACGGTGACATATCCGTGTTCACCAATCAATCAGCCAACGCCAACGCGCCCTCGTGGAAGGGCAACCTACTGCTCAACGGCGTCGAATACCAAGTCGCGCTATGGCGCAAGCAAGGCGCAAAGGGCGAGTTCTTGGCCGGCAACGTGCAGGTCAAGCAGCAGCCATCGCCGAACAGCGCGGAGTATTACGCTGGCAAGCCGAAGGCAGAATCGCACAATAACCTCAACATCGAAGACAATGGCAGCGACCTCCCATTTTGACCTTGGATTAAAGCTAAGCCTGCAAATCGATGGCAAGCGCATCAGCATCGAAAGTGACGACAGCGAACTCACTGCTACTGAACTGGTGGAGTTGTTTTACGACCTTGCGATTGCTGCAACCTACATCGACAACAACATCATTGACGCGATGCGAAAGGTCGCAGATGAACACGACCGGCGAGGTCGCAATATGACTTAATGTTGTATATTTGTATCAGAGTCAGAGAGCGGAGTCGAAGCCAATCAATGACGTAAGCAAAGCCGATACCTTGGCCTGCCCCGACTGCCTTCGACCAGTCGGGGCGTTTTTTTTACAATACCTCAACCCAACTTCATTTAATGTCAATCAAAGTATCCATTTTCGATTCACACCGCAATACAACGCCGATAAATTCGGGCGACCTCAACACCGTGCTGGCCAACATAAAAGACGGAAGGTGGCAGGATCACATCCTCGCATATCGAACCGGGAAGACAGGCAAAGACAAATTGCCGGCCTTCACGACAAGCGGAGAGTTTAAGGCGCGCAAGTCCGATCAGCTGATACAGCATAGCGGCTTTATCTGCATGGACATAGACGAACAGGACAACCCAAACATTGAAGAAGGCGCTGCCAAGCTGCGACACGATCCATTGCTATACGCCATGTTCCGATCCGCCGGAGGGAAAGGCTACTGCGCCATCTTCCCGATCGATCCAAATAGACACCTCGATGCCTACCTTGGTCTTGAAAAGCGTATCGCCGACAGGTATGAGCTGATAGTAGACCGCGCGTGCAAAGACGTGACGCGCCTGCGCTACGTCAGCTACGATCCTGACCTATACATAGCCGAAAAGAAGCCAGCACGCTTCAAAGATTATCTGCCGAAGACATCCGCGCCTATGCGCGCGCAGTACGTCGGCAACGAATCAGATAGCGACTACATGATCGCGCAAATAGTGAGCCGGAATATCAACCTATGCGAAGGCTATCAAGACTGGTATCGCGTCGGCTGCGCGTTGATAAGCAAGTACAAAGACGATCCAAAAGGACTGGATCACTTTCACACGCTATCGCAGATGAGCGCCAAGTACAACGCGCAGAAGTGCGACGCCAAATACGCAGAATTGCAACGGTCATCAAGGCGCGAGATAACGTATGCAACACTCGTGTATATGGCGCGCGCCGCTGGCGTAGAAACGCAGACCGAGCAGACAAAGCGAATTGAACGAATGTCGCTCATTAACCGCGCACGCGTTGGCGTTGCTGGTGGCTTTAGGTCTACCGATGACGCACGAAAGGAAACGATAAGCTACCTCACCGAAGTAGACGGCATCGAAGACGTCGAAGAACGCGTTACGCAGGCCTTTGCACTGGAGGAAAAAGACATTGAAAAGCCAAGCGCGGATGAGATGCTCGACGCGCTCAAAACATTTATCGGAGGTATCAATATCCGCTTGAACGAAGTCACAAGGAACTACGAGAGAGCAGGAGAGCCAGTGACTGATCGCGAACTCAACACAATCTACCTGCAAGCCGTTCACGCCTACGGATCAAAGGTAAAAAAGCAACTGGTCTTTGATATTATCGACAGTGAAAATACATCGCGCTACAACCCATTCATGGAGTTTTTCGCTAAACACGCCTCACGTCAACCGAGAGGCAATTTCATCCAGTTGGTGGACTGTATACACGCAAAAGGTCATGATCCGTTCTACGTCGCTAATTTCCTTAAAAAATGGCTTCATGGCGTAGTCGCATCCATGCACTACGACTACTCGGTGATCTGCCTCGTATTGACAGGTGCGCAAGGTATCGGCAAGACAAATTTTTTCCGGCACCTATTACCCGATGAGCTACGCGGATATTATGGAGAGTCAAAACTCGATGCAGGAAAGGATGATGAGATTTTGATGTGCAAAAAGATAATACTCTGCGACGATGAATTTGGAGGCAAAAGCAAACAGGAGGCCAAGAAGTTGAAAGAACTTTCCAGCCGCCAGACGTTCACGATTCGCAAGCCATACGGCAAAGTTCACGAAGAACTGCGGCGCATAGCAGTTTTGTGCGGCACTTCAAACGAGGCCGAAATCATAAACGACCCGACAGGAAATAGACGCATCGTTCCGATTGACGTGGTCAGCATTGACTGGGATAGCTACGAAGCCATCGACAAAGTAGACCTGTGGATAGAGCTGTACAACGAATGGAAGGCGAACCCGAAGGCATGGTATTTGGATCAGCAAGACACGGCGTACCTCAACAACAACACGATGGACAACGAGCAGCCAAGTTTAGAGCGCGAGTTGATCGTCAAATACTTCAAGCCGCCAAGTACAAACGTGCAAAAGTGGATGACCACCAGCGAGATAAAAGTCTATATCGACATGAACTCACGGCAGTCGTTGAGCCTCCACAAGCTGGGTCAGCAGCTGAAAGCACTCGGCTACATTCAGCAAAGTCGAAGAGAGGAGGCAGGCAAGTGCCCAATCAAAAAATGGCAAATATGCCCCAGCGACTTGGAAACGTACATTCCCCCAATTTTGTAGTAAGATGTAGTTACTACAAACGCACTTTTGAAACCCTATATGTGCGTGAATCTCATTCATATCGTCATCATATAATACATACTCTTTTTATTAAAAAAGTCTTACTACACTTACTACAAATGCAAAAAATGCCCTCCACGATATTGCAAAGGCCGTTTTTTTGTAGTAACTTTCAACGCAAAAAACCTACTACAAACCGACTACAAGTGACTACACTCCGACCATATCAGCAAAAGGCCATTGAGCAACTGCGCGTTGCCATTGGGGAAGGCAACAGGCGCGTGATCCTCTGCGCTCCAACAGGTGCCGGCAAGACCGTCATGTTTAGCGCTATGGTGCAATCTGCGCTAAGTAAAGAAAAGAAGGTGCTGATCGTTACTGACCGCGTCGAACTGCTGACACAAACCGACGGCGCACTGACACGCTTTGACGTTTCACCTGTCGCCATCAGGCAGGGCAACGCAGAGTTGCAGCCTTCAACCTGCTACATCGCCATGATTGAATCGCTGAACCGCCGAATGGCAAAGGCGGAATACGAAAAGATGATGCAGGATATCGACCTCGTAATCATCGACGAGGCGCACAAAGGCAGCTTTGACAAACTCTTTACCTACATACCGGAAAAGGCAACGGTCATAGGCGCAACAGCAACGCCGCATCGCGAAGGCAACCAAAAGGCGCTCAAGGAATTCTACACGAAAATCGTCGATCCTGTGACTATCCGCGAGTTGATAGACGACGGCTACCTCGCCACGCCAACGACGTACAGCGTGCCAGTTGATTTGACAGGAGTGCGAACCTACAACGGCGACTACGACGCGGCGCAACTTGGGGCGGCGTACAGCAAGCAGAAGGTCTTTCGCGGAGTGATAACGAACTACCTCCTTTACTGCAACGGAAAAAAGGCGCTGGCATTTGCGCCAAGTATCGCGTCGAGCAAAGAACTATGCGACGAACTGCAAGGCGCAGGGCTGCCAGCGAGGCACCTCGATAGCACTATGAATCCTGATGAACGACAGGAGGTACTGGCGTGGTTTAAGGCAACTGCAAACGGCATCCTGTGCAACTGCGGCATCTTAACGACTGGCTTTGACGATCCAAACGTTGAAGTTGTAATCCTCTACCGGGCAACAAAGTCACTGCCGCTGTATCTTCAGATGTGCGGCAGGGGCAGCCGGGTGACGCCGACCAAGAAGGAGTTTACCATACTTGACTTTGGCAACAACAGGGAGCAGCACAAGGCGTGGGAGTTTGACCGCGTTTGGAAGCTGGAGAAAAAAGCCAAGAAAAGCAAAGGCGTCGCGCCGCAGAAGAACTGCAGGAAGTGCGGATATATGATGCTATCCGCATTGGCAGAATGTCCTGCGTGCGGCTACGTCGCTCCAGTCAAAGTCGGTGAGATGGGTGAGGAAGTCATATTGCAAATCAACGGAAACTATACACCAATTGATTACCGAAACATGGCGAAGCAGGCAACACTGGAAGAAGTGGCGGCATTGATTAAACTTAAGAAAATTAAGCTACACTGGGTGCTTCATAACATCATCAAGGACAAACAGACCGCAAAGAAATTGCTAAATTTGTGCAATTACCGCATGGGATACTTCTTCTTTCTGCAGGAACTTAAAAACGATCACGGCCAACCACTTTTCAAATGTCTTCAGAATTTAGACTTCAATCCCAGTGCTTCGTCTATCACTGGAATAACTACCAAGCAGAGCGCGGACTACTCTTTGCGGTCAACAACAACAGCAACAACAGCTATCAAGGCGCAGTCATGAAGGGCATGGGCGTCGTCGCTGGTGTCGCGGATATGCTATACCTGTCGCCGACAGGATTGATAGCGCTGGAGTTTAAGACTGAAACAGGGCGGCAAAACGTGGCGCAGAAGATTTGGCAAATGCAGATCGAAGCTGCCGGCTACAAGTATCACATCGTCCGATCACTGCATGATTTTCTCAAAGCAATCAACAAACCAACCACCAACCAATGAACAGACAAAGGGAGTTTTACTACTACGCCGAACAGGTTACGAAGCGCACCGGCGTTGGCCTGCGCAAGATGCAAAGCCAAGATCGCCACCGCGAAGTCGCCGAATCGCGGCAGTGCCTAATGTACTTACTGAAGTTTAAGATGAAATTGACGCTGATGGAGGTAGGCCAGCTGATGCGCCGCCATTATTCAACCGTGCAACATGCGTTGAACGTGATTTCAGACTTCCAACGCTATATGAAAAAATACGAATGGCTCGACAAAATACCGCGCTACGAACCGCACAACGTCAGACCAAAAGATACTATGTATATTTGCGACCAATGTGGAGGCACGCACGATCATACTAACGCTTTACACCAGCGGCAAGCTGCGGCAGATAGCGAGGCAGCTTGCTACGCATGACCTTGCGCCTGACCTCGAACATGAACTCGTCATCCGCTTATATGAAAAGCCAGCCGATAAGATCGAAGCAATGCACGCCGGTGGATACCTCAACTTCTACGTCGTGCGCATGGCTATCAACCTATACCGAAGTCGCAACTCTAAATTTCAACGCGACTTCAGACACAATGAACTGCGCGAGGAAATCGCCGACATTCAGCTGGAGGCAGCTGATGAGCCGTATGACCAGCGGCCTGATGCGATATTTAACCGGGCGCTCGAAGTCATGGATGGCTGGGCGAAAGCCGGTGCCTACCCATACGACAAGCAGCTATTCCTCCTATGGCTCGAATTGGGCAACAAGAAACTCATCGAGCGCCACACCAAGATACCTTGGCGATCAATTTCGTACACGATCAACAACTGCAAACAAAGACTAAAACATGAACTTGGATCTGATTACTATCTTGCTTTTGGCCACTATGACTTCCTTAGCGATGAACCGCTATAACGTCCTGCCAGCGTGGTACTACCGCTACGCTAAGTGCAAGCCGCTGACCTGCCTGACCTGCCTTGCCTTTTGGTGGGGTGTAGTCCTGACCATCGCCGCGTCAAATATCCCTTGGCTACTTGCTATTCCTGTCGGTCTTTCTTCCGCCGGGCTGACGGTGTTGACCATTAAACTTTCGGAGAAATGACACTTGACGAAGCAATGCAGGTGCTATCGGTGAAGCACAAGCTTGACGGCTACTACGCATCGCAGACGATGTCGCTATCACCGGGCGAGGTGTCGATGTTGGAGAACGTCGCCAACGCCAACGGCTACGGACGGACTAACTGGTGGTGTGGATCATGCGCCGTTTCGCGACTGCAGGAGATGATGGCTGACGCAATGGACGCACGCGCACGATTATCGGTTGAATGATATTTACTACTATGCCACTACCTAAACCAACAGACAGCGAAAGCAAGACCGACTTCATCCAGCGATGCATGGGTGACGACAAAACTGTCAGCGAGTTCCCAAGCCAGCAGCAGCGCTACCTCGTCTGCGCGAGGCAATGGGAGGCAGACCGCAGCGCCTTTGCTGACACCTACGCTGACTACGGCGAGGGTGTGCGCAACAACGCGAAGCGCGGCATCGAGTTGAACGAACGCAACGGCAACAAGTGCGCAACGCAGACAGGCAAGGTGAGGGCGCAGCAACTGGCCAAGGGCGAAGGCATCAGCGTTGAAACGATCAAGCGTATGCACAGCTACCTATCGCGGGCGGAAACATACTACGACAACGCAGACAGCACCAGCGACTGTGGTTACATCAGCTATTTGCTTTGGGGAGGCAAGGCGGCGCTTGGATGGAGCAGGAATAAGTTACGAGAATTAGGTGAACTAAACGAAGATTGACATGCATACACAGCCCGACATCACAGCAGAGCAGGATGCACGCGCATTGGACTGGCAGGATCGCGGACACCTGTTGACAAACCTGTCAAACGTCTTGGACTCACTGGAGGAAAGCACAGCACCCAACGCGATGCACGCGAAGGTTGCGGTCATAGAAAAGATCATTGACATCGTTACAAACATGGAGGCATGAAGAAAGCAGGAAGACCGCCCATTTTTGAAACGCCCGAAGAAATGTGGGAGGCGTTTTGCGAGTATAAGGAGGAAACGAAAAAGCGACCTTACTTGCAGCACGATTTTGTCGGCAAGGAGGGGCAAAGTGCGTACCGGGAGAGGGAGCGTCCGTTGACGTTTCGTGGCTTCGAGGGGTATTTGGCAGAGCAGGGGAGGTGCTACGACCTACGCGATTACGAGAGGCAGGAGAGCGATCACCACAAGAAATTCTCCCACATACTAACACGCATACGCGCGACGTGCGATCGCGACATGATTGAAGGCAGCGGTGCAGGTGTTTACAACGCCAGTATTGCTGTTCGCGTTCTTGGCTTGGTCGACAAACAGCACAACGAAGTCAAAATCGAGCAACCTCTCTTCAATGACTGACGCAATCACCGAGGCCGTTGTTGCCCAACTTAGGACAAGAGCAGAAAAGGGCAAGGAGAAGTACGGCACAACGATGGAGAGGGATGACCTGACGCTGATGCAGTGGCTGCAACACTTGCAGGAGGAGTTGATGGATGCGGTGGTCTATATTGAGAAGATTAAGGGTGAAAAGTAGGTATATTTGTATACCAAACTAAACCAAATGACACGAGAAGAAATCACTCAGTTAAAAGTAAATCCTGTTGAAATTACATTCTTAGACAGAGGGTGTATAATAAAGGTTGGATGCAGGTCGTTTGCCTTTGATACCAATCGGGAGGCTATGGCGGAACTTCAAGAGTACGTCAAAAGACCTATTGAAATTGGCAAAATTTATGCTCCTGACCAATTTATAGAAGAAAAACCAAGACCAATATTGGTTTCAAGGGTAAACACTTAGATTGGACTTCAAATACACAACAGCAATAAAACGCATTCGGCAGGTGGCCGCTCGGAAGAAGGTGATTCAGGGCGGAACATCTGCTGGATGTTGACCCCCACTGGGCAACTGGTGGGGGAACGGAAAAACCATCGCCATCCTTGCTGTGCTTATCAACATAGCCGCAAAAGCTAAAACCGAGATCAGCGTCGTATCTGAATCAATCCCGCACCTGCGACGTGGTGCGATGAAGGACTTTGGCAAGGTCATGCAGTGGACGAACCGCTGGCGTGACGAAGGCTGGAACAAGACGCTGCTGACCTACACGTTTGCGAATGGCAGCACGATTGAGTTTTTCAG